GGCTTGAGACTGAATTGCCTAAACTTAGGCAGGAAAACTTCTTATTCATTAGGAATGAACTAATATGACAAAAATGATTAACACCAGAATCAATGGGAAATGGGATATTATCCTTCCAGAGCATAGAGCTGTAAGACCAGAGTGGTCTTCACCTGCTGGTTGGGAAAAGGCTCGTATTGAGTCTATGTATAAGCACTTAACCAAGAAAGATACTTTAATCTATGTAGGAGCTGAAGAAGGAGATATTGCAGCTTTGTGTGCCAAGTGGGTTAAGAACATTGTTCTTTTTGAGCCCAATCACAAGGTCTGGACTAATTTCAAGGCTATCTGGGAGGCTAATGACCTGCCAGACCCATTATGGTTTGATGGTTTTGCAGCTAATGAGACTACTCCAGATGCTAAGTTGAGAAGAGGTTTTGAGGGAGTAGAGGGAGAATTGATTTCAGACCATGGGTTTTCCGAGCTACATGTAGCTACAGACTTACCAAAGATGAAGATAGATGACTTAGATATTGTGCCTACAGCTATCACTCTTGATGTTGAAGGCTCTGAATTTGAGGTTCTAAAAGGGGCAGAAGAGACTTTAAGGAAGTATCAGCCTAAGATTTGGCTATCTTTACACCCCGAGTTCTTGTTTAATTACTGGAATGTTTACAGTTCTGATTTGAGAGCCTGGATTAAGGGCTTTGGTTATAAAGAGGTATTTTTAGATTATCAACACGAATTACACCTTTATTATGAAAAGGCTTAAAAGAGAGAAAGACTACTGGAATATATGTGCTCTTGACCCTGATGTGGATCAAAAGTATATCTGCGACTTAGATGATGACCAGAGATTTGATGCTTTGGGCAAATTAGAGCCTAGAGTTCTTGAAATTGGCTGTGGAATTGGTAGATTGCTCAAACATGACTATTATGGGATTGATATTTCAGAAAGGATGCTTAATATTGCTAAAAACAAGAATCCTCACTGTAATTACAAGCTCTCTGATGGCAGAACAATACCTTATGAAGATTCTTATTTCAACTCAGTTTACTGTGTCTTAGTCTTTCAGTACATTCCTTTTGCTGGATTTAAGAAATATGTGCAAGAAGTTACACGAGTTTTGAAATCTGGTGGTAGGTTCTCTTTTCAAATCATTGAGGGGAAAAAAGAGGGAGAATTTTCACACCACTATGACTTAGATGAAGTAAAGAAGGTGCTTAAAGAGAATGGTTTTAAAATTATTAAGATTAAAAAGGGCTTAGTCCATGACTCTTGGGTCTGGTTTAAGGCTAAAAAGAAGTAATTATGCCTAATATCACACATTTGTCAGTTAAAAAAGATGTTCCACCAACAGGTTATTGGGATCACGCCTTCTTAGACGACATGCTAAAGGGTCTAGGTAAGTCTGATAGGCATGTTTTTATTATTCCTGGCAAAAATCAATGTAGTTCTGAGTCTATTTGGAAAATAAATGCTGAGTTAGCCAAACACAAAAAGATTTTAGTATTTATTACTAGCGATGAAGAAGGTTTGTTTAATGTTGAAGATTTAAAACATGGAGACATGATTGTTTACTCTCAGTATGGGAATGGTGGCTATATGTTCCCTCTTGGGTACACCACTAAGACCCGTAGAATACTAAAAAACCTTGGATATAAGAAAAAAGACAGGAATTGGTTTTTTGCAGGACAGATAACTCATAGTAGAAGAGAATTATGTGTAGAACAGTTAAGAAGATTAAAAGGTGGCGAATTAGTTGAAACTGATGGTTTTGCTAAAGGATTGTCTCAAGAAGACTATTTAGAGTCATTATCTGAGGCTAGGACCGCTCCTAGTCCCTCTGGAGCAGTCTCTGTAGACTCTTTTAGGTTATATGAAGCACTTGAAGCAGGTTGTATCCCAATTGCTGATGATATGTCGCCTATTAGGTCAACAAGGTCTGATTACTGGCATAAACTATTTGGAGGAAGTGCTCCTTTCCCTGTTTTTACTAAATACGATGAACTTCCTGACTTAATTGACAGGGCTTCTCATTTTAAGAACTACAACAATAAGGTCTTTGCTTGGTGGATAAATATGAAGTTCCAATTCAGAGAGCAACTCAAAAAAGACCTCGGTATAGAAAAAGGTGAGATGGTAGCTGTCGTCCCGGTTTCCCCAATTAAGGGTCATCCAGATACTTCAATTCTTGAAGAAACGATTAAATCTATCAGAGTCCATACAGACTGTCCTATTGTGATTACCTTTGATGGGGTTAGAGAAGAACAGGAAGACCGTAGAGCTGACTACAACGAGTTTGTAAGCAGGATGCTTTGGAAGTGTAACTTTGAATACGAGAATGTTTTGCCAATTATCTTTGACCATCACAGTCACCAGTCGGGAATGATGAAACACTTCCTGCAGTCAATTGATATGCCAATGATTCTGTATGTAGAGCAAGACACTCCATTAACTCCCGATAGGAAGATTGACTGGGAGAAGTGTAAGGATTACATTAGGTCGGGTAAAGCCAATCTCATTCGTTTCCACTTTGAGGAAGTTATCCCAGATGTTCACGAATACTTAATGATAGGTGGAGTACATGATGGTTTCCGAAAAACTGTTCAGTGGAGTCAAAGACCACATCTCGCCTCTCAAGAGATTTATCGGATTGCAATGGGCTTGTTCTCAAAGGATTCTAATTGTTTCATTGAAAGCTATATGCACGGCGTTGTTCAAGACATCTGGCGTGAACAGGGAATGAAGGGTTGGGAGAAGTGGAAAATGTTTATTTACCATCCAGATGGTGGCATTAAAAGAAGTTATCATCTTGATGGAAGTGCTGGTGAGTCAAATTTGGAGGAATTGAATATATATTAGTATATGAGTAATAGATTAGGAATTTTAGTTTTCGCCAATAACGGAGGTCTGGGTATCCAGACTAAGAGGCTTTACGATATGTTAAAGCCTGACAGAGTTTTGTTGATTGACTCTAGGGATTTCTCCAAAAACAAGACAATGAACTGGGATTGGTATCCAAAAGAGATCACTACTGTAACTAAGGGGTTTCCCCAGAACAGAGATATAGCTAACTGGGTTCCAGGGTTAAAGACTGTTTTGACGGTTGAGAATCCCTATAACTTCTATTTAATCTCTCTTTGTAAGAAACTAGGCATAAAAACAATCGTCCAGTCTAATTACGAGTTCAATGAGAATATCTTCGCCAGACACCTACCAGTACCAGATTTGTTTTTAATGCCTTCTTATTGGATGATTGAAAAGATGAAAGAAGACTTTGGAGATGAAAATGTCCAGTATCTTCCTCCTCCAATTGACCCAGACGAGTTCTTGAGCATAAAGTTTACAAACATGAAGAGGTACAGACTAGCTCCAAGATTCTTACACATTGTCGGCACACTAGCCTTTGAGGATAGAAATGGGACTCTTGACCTTTTGAGAGCAGTAAAGATGTCTAAGGGAAAATATAAACTCATCATTCATTCCCAACACAAACTCCCGGCAGAGTACATGATTGATGACCCAAGAGTGGTTTACAGAATTAAAAATTTTAAGAAGAATGCTGACCTCTATAAAGGCTTTGATGGTCTTATTCTTCCTAGAAGATATGGAGGGCTCTCATTGACCACCAACGAGGCTTTAATGAGTGCTCTTCCAGTAATGATGACTAACATATCCCCTAACAATAAATTGTTGCCTTCAGAGTGGCTAGTTCCTGTCAGAAAGAAAAACTCTATTGAGGTTAGGGCTGTATTGGATTGTTACTCAGCCTATACTCATTCCTTAGCTAAAAAGATAGATTCTTGGGCTAAGAAGCTTCCTTCTAAAGAAAAGGCTTACAAACTTGGAATAGACAACTTTAGTCCAAAGGTTTTGAAAAAGGAGTATGTAAAAATTCTATGAGTGAAACAATAGAGATCTCCCCAAAGGAACAGAAGAAGTTTGAGAAGCTCCTGTTTGAAATGAAGCAGAAAGCTAAAGAAGACCCAGTATATTTTGTTGATACCTTCCTATATACCTTTGACCCTAAGAATGAACCATTCCACCATAGGTTTGTAACTTTCCCTTTTCAGAAGAGGCTAGTCAGAGACTTGGTTAAGGCTATTATGAATGGAGATGACATCTTCATTGAGAAGTGTCGTGAAATGGGAGCCACCTATACTGTACTGGCTGTTCTCATTTGGATGTGGTTATGGACTCCAGCCGCTAACTTTTTGATTGGTTCTCGTAAAGAAGACTATGTGGATAACCGTAGGGGTGGAGTTGTAGGTAACAAAGAAGAGTCTTTGTTCGGAAAGATTGACTACATGATGAGCAGACTTCCAGCCTTCATCTTACCAACAGGATACAATCCAGATAGGCATTTTAACTACATGTCTTTGGTTAATCCCGAGAATGGTAATGCTATCTCTGGTGAGTCTTCCAATCAGAACTTCTCTCGTGGTGGTCGCCAAAAGGCTATCATGCTTGACGAGTTTGCTTTCTGGGATAACGATACTGCCGCATGGGGCTCCACTGCTGATACCACTAATTGTCGTATTGTTTTGACCACGCCTGGAATTAAGCCTGGAAAAGCCAAGAGATTAAGGTTTGGTAAGGACGGGGAAAAGATTAAGGTAGTGACTCTCACTTATAACATGGACCCTCGTAAGACTAACAAGTGGCTTAAGGAGCAGAGGGAGAGGCGTAGCGTAGAAGACTTCAACAGAGAAATAATGATTAACTGGGAACTTTCTATTGCTGGGCGTGTCTATCCTGAGATTGTAAACACTGTCTATGGTAAATACCCATTCATTCCCGGGCAGGTTCTGTACTGTTCTGGAGATTATGGACTTGACGGAACTGTCTTCCTTTTTTGGCAAATTAACCCAGAGAATGGCAAACCACGCCTAATTGATGGATACCAGAATGAAGGACAGATTATCCAGTTCTATTTCCCTGTTTTTGGTAAACCACTAGATTCTAAGTTCACTTACTCAGATGAAGACCTTAAAGCCTTTAATGAAATTAGTCAGCTTCCTCCAGCTATCCACTTCGGAGATGCTGATGTAAGGAAGAAGTCTTTCATCAAGTCATCCTCTACCTTAAATGAATTGGCTAAGGTGGGTGTTCATGTTCAGTCTATTGGAAAGAATGATTTTTTAACTAGAAGAGATATTACCAAAGCCTGGTTGTCTAAAGGTGTTGAGGTCAACGCCAATCCAAGAACAGATTACATTCTTGAATGCTGGAAGATGTACCGCTATCCAGAGAGAGCAGAAAATTCACAAGCTACCACTCCAATTATTAAACCAATCCATGACTTTACTTCTCACCCAAGTACAGCTATGGAGTATTTTTTCTTAAATTTGGAGGCATTTCAGACAATGAAAACCGAGGCTCCTGCCTGGGCTAGTAAGGGTGGTAGAAGATTATTAAGCAGGAGAAGTATAAAAGGGAGACGATGATAGATTGGAAGCCTGTTAAGAACTATTGTATAAACATGGGAACGATTTACGACATTATTATTAAAAAGATATGGAAACATATTTAGAAAGGAAATTATGTCATTAGATCCAAGAACAAAAGACGCTATTAGGCTTACGCCAATCGTTTTAAAGACACTAGAAGACAAGATTGATGAGCAGTCAATTGACTTAGCTGAAATAGTGGTAACATTAAGAAAGATAGCAAAGGCTTTGAAAGTCAAAGTAGACTTGAAAGGTTTAGAGAAGTTAAAAAATAAAAAGGAGGAAAAATGAGAGCAGACCTGTCCATAATTGTCACAAATTATAATAAGCCTCCAGAGCAAATCGTTGAGTGCATGGACTCAATAAAGGCTCAGACTATTACGCCAACAGAGGTTATCTTAGTTGACGATTGCTCAAAAGACCCTAGAGCTCATGCTCTCGCTACTTCTATCATTCTTCCTAAGAATGTCGGAGTAGCTAAGGCTAGAGATATAGGGGTTAAGATGTCCACAGGAACGCTTCTCCTTTTTTTGGATGCTGACGACAAGTTGGCTCCAGACTTCATTGAACAATGTGGTCGTGTTATTTGGGAGGCTGATATTGCCTATCCTAATGTTTTGAAGTTTGGTGCAATACCAAACACAAAGTTAGTTGATTCTCCTGAAAGCATTACTCCAGAGTATATTATTGGAAAAAGTTGTGGCTTGGTTGTTACCTCTTTAATGCACCGAGATATTTATGAAAAGCTTGGTGGATTTAGAGAACTGCCTGTCTACGAAGATTGGGATTTTTGGATTAGGGCTGTCGCTGAGGGATACGAGTTTGCAAGAGCAAACACTCTCCTTCATTACAGACAGAACATGAGATCCAGAAACCATCTCTCTTTAGATGACAAAACTGCTGTACACACTCAGATAACTGCCCCCTATGAAATAGTTGGTGGTCGTCTGGTGAAGAAAGGACCAGTTGTCAAAAAGAAGGATTAAGTTGTATAGAGGTCTAGGGGACTTCGTTCCAATTGCAGTTAACTTTTCTCAACTAGAGAATGAAATGGATGAAGGTGGTATTAAGAAGTACGACCCTGGAGATGGTGGTTTAGAAGTTAGAAGACTTGAAAATGGTCTTCACTATGAAGAACTTGTAGTTCAAATACTTTGTAAC